CATTGGAGAGCAATGTTGACAGCGTTTGGGCCAGTTGCTCTTGATTGTTGACTATCACTTTCACCGCCCTTCTCATTAAATATCAGGTTTTCGTTCTGAGTTAAATCAATCGTGAACTTACGATCGAATCTAGCTTTAAGACTATAGAGAGCTATGTCTCCTGAGACTTCATCTCTATCTAGATTCAAAATTGTCTCGGCATCTTTCCCGAATATAAACGAACCGTAGACTCCAGCTAATTTCGTCTCTTTGAACTTTAATCCACTTTCCTTTCGATTGTGGTGAATAACGACAAAAGCGCATTTGTACCTCTTTCTTAGCTTTCTTATCCATCTAGTGATAGCTCTTGCTTCTGTCTCTTTTAATTCTTCCGTGGCCAACTCAGTAAGGCTATCAATGAACACAACGTCAGGACCGTACTCAGCAATAATAGTTTCGTAATCGAGAAGCGGTCTATCTTCATCCAGTATTCTGACTTTCTCTATCCATTTCGGATCGTTCTGAAACTCCTTGTTCATAGATACGAGGAAGTACTTTAACTCGTACTGTGTCATTTCTAAGGATAGAAATAGAATCTTTGTCTCCTGGAGGATTTCTTTTGAGAAAATAGTCTCCGCATTTGCAAGATGCTTCATCAGTTGCAAAGCAAGAGTAGTTTTCCCCACGGAAGGGGCGCCGGTCAAGATTACAAAGCCTGATTTGTGCAACCAATTCGGTATGATCCATTCTAGAGTTTCTTTGTGATTCAAAATATCTAGAGGAGAATACAGCTGTAGACCTTCTTCGACGGAAACGTGAAGTAAAGCTACTGATGCTAATTCTGATAGACGCGTTAATTTGTCTCTCCTTCCTTCAAATTTCTTGATTCTGTCGTCTATGAAATCTAGTAAGCTAACAATCTGTATGTGATTACAACCTTCTTCTGCTAACTCATGTGCGACCTTCATCAAAAAAGAACTTCTATGAGGATGGACTACCATCTCACTCATAATCTTCTTCTTCAATAAAGCATGTAATGGAAGCTCTTTCAATAATGTACCTACAGGAAGTAACATATCCTGTCTTAAACGAATTACTTGTATCGCTGGTTCGGGAGCTACCTCAAAACTAGCAAATGAATGATGAACATCTGTATCTTCTAGATGCTTAAGAGTTACTGGTAATCCTGCATGTTTCCAGTTCTTACTTAATGGAGGACGAAGTACTTGATTTGCATCGAATCCAGAAGCATCGGCCTCTAGGTAATGTGTTAGCCTTCTATTGAGGTTATCTATCGTGTCCGTATTATCTAGGTAGTCAATTCTCCAATAACAATGTAAATGAGTATCAACAGAAGTTTGAACAATACAATCTGGATAAGGTAAGTCTTGGAAGTCAATCTGTTGTTGGCCGTCAAATTCTACCCACGCTACATTTGTTCCCTGCACTGACTTCTTCAATGAATTTTTACCCTTGAAAAGGGCGGGTGCTACATATACATCCCTTTCTTCCTGCTGACGGGTTATGTAGTTGTAGATATCAAGTTTCGCTTCGGGCCATAAAAAGAAAGATTGTAGCCATTCCTGATTAGTGGCTAAGGTATCTTTAGTCGCTACATATACATAACCCTCAGATTCCGAATATAAGAATTCGAGAAATCTTTCTAGGTCATCCATAGCTTCCTAGGAAATGAAGAAGGGAGAGTAACTAGAGTTGGGGTCTAGTTACTCTCCCTTCGATTGTTTACACGTGGAACCAGGCGATTACGTTTCCGTAAGTCCTTCCATCAGTAGTCACGTGCTTAACTGTGCCACCAATTGGCGAATTGATGACTGGTTGTCCATTGATACCCTGTAGGGTAATCGCTGCTCCGGTATTGAAAGCTTCTACAGTATCATCATCTTCATCAAAGTCAAAGTTAATGACATCAACTTCGTCATCTTCGACTCCCCAGAGAGCAGTCACAAATGCCTTAACAAATGGACGAGTGCTCTTTTGAATGTTGAGATTTTCAGCGTGTGGCCTACCGTTCTCATCTTCACTGGTAACTTCAAGCTTGAGCTTCAAGTTATGGGAAGTCTTGTCCTTTGATTTCTGAATGGTTGCATCAGTAATCATGAATTCGTAATCACCTTCTGGTAAAGGCTTCCCTGCGGAAGCAACTCCACCAAGATCAAGGTCAAGCATTTGTCATTCCTTTCAAGAATGTATTCCAGGTAGGTTCAATAACTTCAGTATCAGTAATTCCATACCGATTTTTGGCAATGTACAAACCCTTTGTTTCCGTAAGCATTTGGTACTTGCCATTCTTCTTGCTCAGTCTAAAAACACCGGAAACTAACTGAGTAACAGCATCATGCAATGCAGGAGTTACAGCAGGAACTACGGAAACAATTCTCCGTTCTGCTCCTTCACCCATTGTAAATTCACGCTCATGGGCAACTAAAACTACATTTATAGGTGCATGTTGCAATCGCAAGAACATTCTTTGGAACACCGTCGTGGATTCACGATAATCAGGTTGAGTTGGAGAACTACTCTTGCTCTTTGAGCCATGAGTCATCCAATGATCTAACTGAAATATCTGACTAGTAGTCATGGTATCAAACACAATAGTCTTGAACGGTGTCTTATGAATGTTCTTGCAGAATTCTTCCACTTCTGTAGGGTTCTTATCTGGTGAGATTTGAATGATCTTGAAATCATCCGAACTGAATACATCTCGATTAGATAAGATAGTATCGGAACTTCTCTCGAAGTCCATCCATACAGCAGGCTTAGGACAATTGGCTGCTGTCCAATATGTTTTACCTACGCCTTGCGGACCATATATAAGTAGTTTGAGATAGAGGGATACTTCATCTAGAGTCATTACTTTCAGTGACATAGCTAATGTTTACCTCATGTTCAATGATGTGCACTCCATTAACAATTTTCTCAACAACTCTGTAGAAACCCTTACCGTTATTTATGACTGGCAAAGAAATCAATGGAGATCCGTCCGCTGGGTATATCTTTACTCGGCGGATCAACAATGTTTCTAGAGGGGTTCTTTCTGGCAATCTCTGTGAATTTCCGATAGTCATGGTTCCTCGGTACATGCTGGTAATTTGCTTCTAGCATGTTCCGAATATCAAAACCACGAAGGCTAAACATACAAGGTTCTTTGAACTTACAGGACTTACACTTGTAGCCATTGATATATCTGATAGCCGGAACAGTCTGCATATGATACACATACTGTTCTGTATAAGTCCAGAAGGCTTGTAAATATTCCTTCGTCATTGCCTTGTGATAGGTACGGAATAGTTGGTCATTGGTTGCGCCATTCTTGTAATCAGTCTTGGCGTTAATCCAACTAATCTCAATGTCCGGTACTTCACCATAAATTTTCCAGATAATGCAGGCATAAGTCAGAAGTTGGTCATCCATCTCTAGACTTTCGTCTGAGTGAGCGGATTGATTCTCTCCAGTCTTATGATCCCGAATTACTAGTTTGCCCCGACGTCGATAGAGCATATCAACGATTCCATGAATTCCAGCTGATTCGCTGATGGGAAAGTTGATCTCTTTCTCGACTTCAATTATTTCAATACCTTGGTCGATTTCCTTAACTCTACGCTCCAGATAGCGACGGAACATAATATGAACCTGGCAAAGTACTGCTAAGTAATCATCCTTTACTTCTGCTAGATCATTTCGCATCTTCGTGTCCATTGCACTAAACGTGAGTGGATCATTCATATGGTAACCAGCTTTGAGTAACTGGTAATAGAAATGTGCTAGCTCATGAAAGTATGAACCAACTTCAAACTTCTTTTCCCGTTGCTTAGTCCGAAGCCCTAGCTCATAAACGAATTTATGTAGCTGGGGACATTCTTTATGGACTCGGAACTGAGAAGGACTGATTTGGTACAAAGGTACTGAGTTCATCTTCTCCATAGCTCTCTAGAAGCTTAATCATTTCATCAATGGTCAAGCCCTGGTACTTGTAGAATTTTAAAAATCGGATAAATTCGCTCACGGTATACATAGTAGTGGTCTCCGGTTTATTCGGTGTAAAGCTCCTGTAGGTTAGAGAGGAATGTTTGAAGTACATCTTTCAACTTCTCCTTATCAGTTACATGCAATACCAATTCAAATCTGTAATCAATACTCTCTATGAGTAGACTGGCTCTGTCTGATTCTTCATCTTCATCCCAGTAAAGAGCTGCACTCCAATCATCATCAATTGTCATGGTTGGCTTTTCAGTCAATTCATTATTATTTCTAATAGTTTTGTGTAACATCAATCCTCTCCCATGATGTATGTACAAACTTTGTACATAACATAAAAGAACAGGACAGTAAAAATCAAACCAGCAATACCATACTTGATTATGGAGAAATCCATGTATGGAGAAAACATGCTATCCTTCCAATATGATAGCCTTCACAGCATACATCAAAGAGTCCTCAAGATTACGGAGAGCAATAGTACGCTCAGGACTACGCTCAACCAAACGACAAATATCACCCAGAAGATCCTTATAACTCGTTCTGAGGACTTCAATTCTCTCAATCTGATCGCCCTCTGGTGTAATGTTTGTGAAGGATTTGAAGAATCTATCAAAGTCATTATCCATACATACTCTTTCTATTGTTTGTAGAAGTGCCTATTAAGGGAGTCGAACCCATACTGACTTCCTCTTAAGGGAAGTGCCTCTGCCAATTGGGCTAAATAGGCCACCAAACCAATTACTTCTTGGAATCCTTCTTATCCTTATCGTCAGTCTTGGAATCTTTCACCTGCTCAGAAAGGGCTGACATTTGATCCTTGTGTGCCTGCTGGACTTCTTCTGCTTTGGCTGGAAGATCAGCAAATTGTTCTGGTTGCACTGAATCAGAAGCAGTTGGAACTTCCTCAGAAATAAGAACAACAGCTTCATCACCGCCTTCAATATGCGACGCTTGCTGCTTTAGAGCCTCTACCAATTGCTCGGGTGCAATTGATTCAGTAGTTCCACCCTCAATGTTCTTGATGGAATCAGGAATCTCAACCTCAGGAGGTGGTTCCTCAATTACATCTTTAGTGTCTTTCGTGTCTTTCTTACTTTCGGTCATTACGAATGCCTCCACTAATTGTGTTTAGTTTGTGATCGTGCAATACTTCGTCTGGGAATCTCTCACCTTCGTTTACAGTAATCCAACTACCTTCTTTTGTTAATGCTACCTGTCCGTCAGGAGACGGCTTTAGAATTACTACCTTCTCGTAGCTCTGTCCAATACCCCCAACAACCTTTCTGAACACTACTTCCTTAACTGTTACTACCATAATTCACCTTTCAATTCAGAAATGCGAAAAAGAGAACTAGTAGGAATAGTCCGCCTTATTCCTACTAGTTCTCGAAGGTTTCCAGGCTCCATGAAGCTTACTCACAACTATCAGATTAGAAAGGCATTAAGAATCTAATAGCGGATTTCTCGTCCCCGATTTGACGCTTCGCAGGAAGGATTTAAAGTTCGGGTTTGACTACCTGGAAAGAACTTGCTGGACGCATTGCTGTCTTTTATATCCGAGCATTGTGAGCACTGAGTCTCCTGCTGCTGGAGTCCAACTAAAAAGAGGAGCCTTTTAAAGTCTTGCTCAGGACTTCTCAGCTAACTAACTAGGCGGGAAGTTAGCTATGAGAATTACTCGGCTTCATCCTCATCATCATCGTCATCGTCGTCATCATCATCAGGAACTTCCGGCGCATCTTCATCTTCCGCAGGAATATGTCCATCAAGAATCTTACCGTTAACTTCGGTGGACAACTTTCCGTCCTTCGGATTCTTGGTATCAATTCCCTGCGACTTCAAGAAAGCCGTCAGATTCTTGGTAGCTGAACTCTTGACAACTTCGCCCTTGTTGTTCGTTGATTCAGTCTCAGTAAATCCGAGCATTTCTGCCAGATCCTTATAACGAGGCTGAGGATTAAGTTCCTCACCATCAATTGCCCAGATCATCTTGCTCATTGCACGAGCACCACGCTTGCCATGAGAACCACGGCGAGTTTTTGGCATCTCAAGTTCAACGTCGTCCATGATTTTGGCAACGTTAACAACCTGCTTGATTGTCTGGTACAACTTGGAACGCTCTTTGGAAAGATCCTCAGCTTGTTCCTGGGTAATAAGAGGCTCAGTCTTTGGTGCCTCTGCAACACGGGCATCAATTACCTTGAGGTTTTCCTCTTGGAATTCATCACGGAGAGCTTTGATAATTCCCTCAACAACTCCGACCAATTCCTCACCGCTCAAATTACGGAGCTGAGTAATTGTGTTCTCCGCTCCAACGGCCCACATTTCTTGTGTGGACTCAATCAATTGCGAGATCACATTGCGTCGAGTAGCAGCATCAGAATCATTCAATGAATCAAGCTGCTTATCAATTTCAGCAATTGTGTCCCACAGCTTCTTATAGTGCGGCCAAACCGCAGTATCTTCTTGTGTGACGTTTGACATTTGTTTTTC